GCCAACGGGTATGACAACAACTGACAAGAACCGGCGATCCAATATTTTCGGCGGTAGATTTCCATTGCCTGTGCAAGTGTCAATCCACGAATGTTTACTTCAGTATTTGCTTTTTGGGCAATACCGTATTTCGTTTCTCCGCCTCTATCTTGGGGTATATTAACATAACCGACTTTTCTGCGTTGGTCCCTGGTTTCAAATAGACCTGCAATCACATCAGGGTCATTTGGATTCCAAAAATTTCCTACTTCATATTTCATCGCATGATGAAACGCAGCTGCAAAAAAGTCTGTTGTCATAATAGTTCTCCTTGATAGTAAAACTATTTATAACTTGTTTTTGCCTTACGAGAAAATATCTCCAACTACTTTTGTTGCTAGGTGTTTTACCAAATCAAACGGGCCAATAGCTACGCAAGTTTCAATTTGCTGATTAATATTCTTTGCTGCCTGACCAACCGGACTCACGAGCGCAGTTCCTTTAGAAACCATCGGGTGGACAATTGACATTTCATCTGCAAAATCAATCACGTTGATGTCCAGCGTTCTTAATTTCATTTCATCAGGTGAAAAACCAAATGCAATATGTTTTACGCCTGAGCATGATTTTACTGGGACTGTGTCTAGTTGATAAGTTTCCCTATCGGTAACAAGAATGTTCCATGATGAAGGAACCCATAAATCGGTTCCATTAATTTGCAGCTTAATCGCGGGGCCAGTAGTTTCTTCTAGATACGTAATTTGCTGCAACATGAAGTCGCATGCAGGACCATTAAACACCCAATTGTATTTTACCGCAAGAGGAGTAGTTAAAGAACCTATGGTATATGGTCTGCCAAAGTCTGTTAAAATTTTCATAGGTTGTATAGTTGTTATGATATGTTAATTTTACCATAGAAAAGAATCACTGGTTAACTTTAAGCACCTGTTTCTTTAGTAGGGGATATTGCGCTTCTTTGTAAAAAGTTTCTCGCTCTTTATAATGTTTCTTTGCCCACTTTTGCTTTGAGTGAACGTCAACAACATAGACGTAATTTTTGTCATGCCCCTTTCTTAACCCTCGGCCTAAAGATTGAATTGCTTTAATATAAGATTTGCCAGCATCTACGAGCATGAGGCAAAAAACGCGATCAATTGAAATTCCCGTGCTAGCAATCCCAGAAGACGCAATAACAATCAAATCATTACGAGTCGCAAACAGGTCGTAATGTTCCTTGCGAAGGTCAGAAGGCGAATCACCATATAAGAAGACTGCATCTTTAATAAGGGAAGCAAGTTTTTCGCCGAATTTAATCGAATGCGTAAGAACTAAAGTGTTTCCGTGTTCTGCGCACTTAGAGATAATTAAATCGGCAATCATTTCCATACGTGCTGGAGACTTAGACAAGAAAGCTTTTTCACTTGTATAGTCGGGGAAATTCTCATCAACAAAAGTTTCATTTAATTCAATCGGCTGAATCTCGATCTTTGACAGATAATCGTGCTCAATCAGCCATGCTGCTGGAACTTCAATTAATTTTTCTCCAACTGAACTAGTCAAAGACATTTGGTCAGCTAGGGGTTTAGGAACTGTTCCAGTAACACCAAAACGAAAGGCGATGTGTTTCCCGAAATCATTTAGCAATTTTGCAGCTACTGCCGATTTTGCACCGTGGCACTCGTCCCATATAATGGCATTGAACCTTTGGAGCACCCCAGGATTATTTTGCAAAGATTGCCATGTGGCTACCACATTGGGCTTCTCAATATCTTTTTCATTTCCGCAATAAACCCCAGTTTGTAAACTTAACGCTCTGTACCAAGTGGCAGTTTGCTCTACTAAATCGGTAGATGGAACTACGGTGATCACATTATATCCAGCATTCGAATACACGAAAGATAGCGCAGCCGTGATTGAAGTTTTCCCTGCGCCCGTACCGGCAATACATAGGCCTGATCCAGAATCAACCAACGCCTTGAGACACTGTAGTTGATAAGGCCGAAGTAAAAACTTTTGACCATTTGGCAAAATGACATCGCCCATGACATCCAATCCTTCAGCCTCTAAGGCTAAACCTGCCTCATCAACTTTAGTAATCTTTCCGCCGACTTTAGGCTGTTTAAAAGCTTTTCTGTTATCAGTAAGCTCAATGTCATACCCCCATTTGTCAAGGAACACAAAAATCCGCTCAAGTAATCGGACATAAGTTTTGCCGGTTTTATCAAAGAATTGTATTTTGCCGTTCCACGAACCCTTTTTGTATGCCGGCATAAAAAAGTATCCGTCGACAAATACGGAAAATTCTTTTACTAGTGCTTCATTATGTTCGGGTGAGAGCCCGGTTAAATTGCACCATACTTCGTCTCTAATAGTCAAAAAGCATTTCATTTACATCCACCCCGCAAATCTAATTGTTCCTTCTGAGGGGATACTATAAAGTGAAATATTTTTAAACTGCCGCTGATGAAGCATGTTCACAAATTCGTCTTTGGTTTTTACTTTTACAGTTGACATTGAAACCGTGCGGCCGTCAACAACATCAACAGGACCAACAGCGTCCCTAAATACGGTGAAGCCATTTTCGGCTAAGTGGGTTTTAAGTTCTTCGATATTCATAATATTGCATCCTGCATCTCTGCAATTCGAAGTTTGGTAATGTTTGCTAACATCCACCCAAGCTGTTTCAGCGCCTCAACAATTGAAAGCATTTTGCTTTTTAATAGGGTAACTTCAATAATGATTTGATTCAATTCGACAATATCTTTCTCTCCCCCAATATATGCCTGAATATCGCGAGTAGATAAAGATTTTGAATATCCCTCGTTGTATTTCTTCCAAAGCTTTGAAACCCGTTTTTCCTTGACATTATTCAACCATTCCTCAAGACCTTTTAATTCTTGGTACTGTTGATCAAATGAAGATTGGTAATGGGGTAAAGTTCTCGCAATTTCCTCAATGCGGCGGTTTTCTAATTTGAAAATCGGTTCAGCTTTTTCAATCGTGTTCTCATATCTAATAAGAACATCGACGATCTTGTCAAGTTTATCTTCTTCCAAGTGTAGTAAAAAACTCATTTTTGTCCTATATTAAATGAAAAATGCAGCAAAAAATGCTGCATTCCTTTTTAGTCAATAAGTAGCTATTAATCCTCTAGCTTGCTAATTTCAACGCCTTCTTCAGCATATGATGTTTCATCAGCCATAAGCTCAAGAACGCTTTTCTCTGATTGAACCACTAGAGGATGGCTCATAATTAATGCGACTAGTTCTTCATCCAGGTTTTTGGTTTGGAACTTCTTTACTTCTTTACCGGGAAGTTCCAAAGATTTCCAAGCGCCAGAAGACTTTACGACTCCGAGATCTTCCATCATGTCAAGAAATCCGGAATACTTATTCATGCCAGATGCGTAAGGCACTTCCACTTCCACTCGAGTTCCGACTTGCGCAAATCGTGATTTATAAGTTTCAACCTTCATGCGAACCCCAATAATATCAGAGCCGTCCTTTAGTTTTGCGGGGACGATCAACATGATCTGGCTTGCAGAATAGCGAATTGCGTTGTTCACAATCCACAGACCTTGACCATTCATCAAATCAGTGTTTGGATACACTTGGTGGGTCACTAGGAACGTCATCGGGTTTCGCTTGATACGCGACACAATGGTTCGAAGCATGTGCTTAGACTGCTTAGCTCGTTGACCCTGATCGCCTTTCTGAACACCTGCTTGGAAGTGATCATTTTCAGAATCGGTAATTAGCATGTCGATTGAGTCTAATGCAATTACTACTGGCGGACTATCAGGATTATCGCGGCCATAGGTTTTTTCGTAAGACGTGACGAATTCAGAAATAACCTTGACAACGTCTGCAAAGGTAGTTACACCTGCATATAGAAAATTATCAGGATCAACATTGACGCCGATCTTTTTCAGGTAACCAATATCGAGCGCATGTTCTGAATCAAGCATAACAACAAATGCACCCTGTGCTTGCGCATTCTTTACAATGTTTGACAGGATGAAACTTTTACCACTATTGTGGGAACTAATACCGGTTCCACCCCAATATCGATGGTTATCATGTGCCACCTCAAAATCCCAAACCGGCTCATTTCGCCCGGTTTGCTCTACAGCAGCCTGCTGCAATCCACTTGATGTGATTACTTCTAAAGTGGTAACATCTTTTGCGAATACCCAGCCAACAGAGGTTTCGACAAGGTGGTCATCTGAACAGACCATTTCATGATCGACGGTGTTAACCTTCACAAGGTTTCGCGGGTTTTTCTCAAATACTGTTGGCACATACTGTGGGCCATCTGGGGTATCTACCATTAATGTCTTACCGGATTTCGCCGCATCGACAAAATCGCGCATGGTCATTTGCTTCAGATTTGCAAGGACGTGTGCATCCCATGCAGCCTTCAGCTTATCGGTTCCGACGCTAAATTCGTCATCCGGAGCGGCGAGTAAATCCTCAAAAATAGAATCTGAAATTCCAATTTTTGATACCAACTCTTCGCGGGTGTAAAAACTTAAAAGCTCTTTTAAAATCGTATTTTTATTAAACATGTTAGTCCTTAAGCGTATTTTGCCATTACTCTTTTTTAATTTCTGGCGCAAGACCCGGATCAGTCTTAAACACATACGCAGAAATTACTTCATCGGCAGGCAAGCACCCCGAAGGGCCAGCCAGGGCTGTCACTCGACCTTGGGGAATGCCTTTAACGAAGGACCCAGAAATAACTTTATTCAGTGCCAAGTTACCAGTTGAATACCAAAATCGGGGTGGAGAGAAATCGGTAACGATTGTCTCCATTTTAGAAAGTGATTTTTTGAAATCTTTTAAAAAACTTAAACTCATATTTTCTCCAAAAAAATAAGGGACCTAAGACTTATCGATCATCTTAGGTCCCAAAGAACAAATTACTCTTCTGCTTTGGCCGCTTTTGCGCGAGCGCGAAGCTGTTCTAGAACTGAAGATGATTTGCTTACTACCGGTTCTTCAGCTTTAGGCTGTTGAGCTTGGGTAGTTTCAGTGCGCTCCGTCTTTGGCTCTTCAGTTTTAGCCGTTTCTTTTTGTTGCTTAGGCGCCGCGCTTGAACCAGTTTGTTCTGCCAGAAGCAAAGCCTCTACTACAGAGCGTTCAGGTTTAACGCCCACATAATCACGCAGGTTAAACAAGTTGATTTGCTCAATAACATCATCATCAAGACTCGTCTGCTTTGGCGAGAAGCTTGAAGTGCTGTAGGACGCATATTGACCAGTTTTGGTCTTCTTGATACGGAAGTTATAGCCGCCGTGGAATGCGTAAGGAACTTCCTCTAGATCTCCTGATTGGAATGCAGATTGAATTTGTTTAAACACTGCAGGACCAAAATCAATGAGTTTAACCAGTTGATTCTGATCGTGCTCAATTGGTGATTCAACTACGATAACCTGACCGATATAGCTTTTCTTGCGATAATACTTTTTGCCCAAGGTCTCGTTCTTTTCATCATAGAACTTGCGTGAGAGAGCGCAAATAGGACAATCTTCGTCAAACATGGACAAACATGGAATACGATGAGTTTGGCCATTTACAACCAATTCATGTTCAAGTTTTTCCACTAGGAATTGAAGATTATTGTCTTCGTCAAGGTCTGGAAGGAATCGCACAACTGCTTGCGAATCTTCTGGCATTTTCCAGAATGGGTATTTCAATTTCCACGTTTGATCGCCACCGTCGCCAGAACCAGTAGCCTTTTTGTCAAATGCACCTTTGAGAGCGTCTAATTTGTTTTTGATTGTCATAAAGTTTCCTAAATTTAAAGTTGTAAAATTTTTTCATCATAAAATAAAGTTGCATCAAACTTTTAAAAATACAGCAAAAAGCTGCAAAGCTATTTATAAACTGGTGTCAGCTTTTGGGGGAATTTTATGTTCTTCACTACCTATGCATTGCACATAGAGAACATTTGCAGTATCAGGTTCAATTATAACCTGATAAGGTCAATAAGTAATCTTTTTCTTAGCTTCAAAATACATTTACGAGTTGGTCATACTCGTCAATCGTCGGTTCCTGCATTCGCATATACATATCTCTAATAATTTGTTCTGGCACCACTTTGTCTGGGCGGGACGCTTGGCGATCAATCGCGACTTGCAAGGGAACCATCACGTTCACAGCAACAATTTTAAACCCCTTAGCCTTCGCATCTTGAATCCATTTGGCCCTTGACTTTTTAGTCAAGTTGGTATTGTCGACGAATAGATTATCAGCTTTCAAAGCGTGCTGCCAACGCAAATTTACGAAATCGTCAAATTCCTTTTTATTGTTATTTGCTTTTTCAAATGCAAGGCGGTAAGCAAGTTTTTGTTCGCTTTCAGGATAATCCTTTCCGAGAAATGCCAAGCGGCATTCGTCTAGCGAAAAAGTCGAAACATTGGGTAGTCCTAGTTTGCTGTTTACAAACGTAGACTTTCCAGATCCAGGGACGCCAATCATAATATAACATGTTTTCATTTGGGGCTTTCCTCAAAAATAATCCATTTAGGAATGCAAATGTCCGCGCTTTGTGCTGGAACAATTACCCCATTTTCTACTGCGCACCGTTCAGCAAATTCTTTTGCTTGTGAAGACATTCTTGCAGCACCATGAATGATAAGAAGCGCAAAACAGATAACCGCTACCGCAATTACTGCGAGAGTGATAATTATACCCTGTTCAGAAATTGATTCATTTAAATCTTTTTCCATTCTTTCATCCAATCATCAACTGCGGCAAGTTTTAAATGCTGATCATCAGAAATCCGACCATGTTGATCTGATAACAGAAAATCCAAATAGGCTTCATGCCCATGTTCTCCAGCTCGAGCAATCAAAGAATCTTTTAAGACTTTCCGCTTGCGAGGGTTCTTCATTGAAAACGGTACATGGTGCTCAATAAAAAAGGCAATATTACCTACGTCATTTGCATCAATTTTGAGCAGTTCAGAAATCATTGCAAAGTTTGTCAAAGCGTAATCAACCCACATGCGAGCAGAAACAAGTTCGTGTCCATGATACGCCCTATATTCGCCCCGCTCTTCGGAAAACTTAATAATCTGTGATGGCGGTTTACCGATATCATGCATCAAGCACGAAATCATTGTCAACATGCGCTGACTATCAGTTCGCGACAAATACAAATTGTCTTTGTACCATTTGAGCAGCATCTCAGTATGAACTGAGACATTTTCTTCTCGGTGCCAAGGCGAACCTTCTCGAGTCAACTGCATATTGCGCCAAATATCGGTTTTCTTAAAACGCGATAAAAATTCTTCGAAACGATCAATCATGTATTACAGCCTTTAGTTTGCATTGTGCTTAGATCAATAATTGGCGTAATCGCAGAAATTTTCCCGTTCTCTCCGACTACTGAATTATAAAGAATCCCATTATAACACGAGTGAAACGTAGAAGGCGTTTCACTTATGATGCGAACAAAAGCAGTAACAAGAAACCAAATCACGAACGCTATCAGGAATCGGTTCATGG